AGATGCCAAGCATCGGTGAATGGCTCGTCAAAGTGTTGGCCGGTGGATCAGAAGCCGCCGAGTTCCACGCAAAGATTCGCGCAGCCGCGCCCGATGTTGTCACGACCGACACGCCCGGCATCCTGCCCGAGCCCATCCTTGGCCCGGTGTACAACAACTACCTACCGAACTGGAGGCCGCTGGTCACCGCAATGGGTGTCAAGGCAATGCCCGGTGGTGGCAAAGTGTTCCGCCGCCCGAAAGTCACCACGCACACCACGATTGGTGCATCCAACGGCGAAAACGCCGCGCTCGATCAGGGAACGTTCGTTGTGTCAAACAACAACATCACCAAGCAAGTGTTCGGTGGCTACGTTCGCTTGTCAGAGGAGGACATGGACTGGACTGAACCAGAAGTGCTCGGCCTGCTGGTTGATGACATGGCGCGTATTTACGCCAACGAAACCGATGCGTACGCATGCGCACAATTTGAGGCAGGCGTATCGCAGACCGCCACGCTGACCTCAGCAACCGACCCGGCCAACTGGGCTGCCTTCGTGTACGAAGCAGCCAAGACCATCCTCACCAACTCAAATGGCAACCTGCCAAACGTGTTGATCATGGATCCGCTGTACTACTCAAACCTTGGCGCGCTGGTCGACACGGCTGATCGCCCACTGTTCCCCAACCTCAACCCACAAAACGCATTCGGCACACTTGAGCCGGGCAGCGTTCAAGGCTCAGCTTTCGGCCTCACCGTGGTCGTTGACAAGAACCTTGTCAAGGCCGGTGGAAACAACGTGTACGTTGGCGCATCCGATGGCTTTGAGATCTACGAACAGCAAAAGGGTGCACTCCAAGTTGAAGCCGCTGACGGATCGCTGTCGCGCTACATCAAGTTCCGTGGCTACTTTGCCACGCTCATGATTGACGCGACCAAGTTCGTCACTCGCGCCTAAAGTTCACTCCCTCCAGGTGACACTGAACGGTGGCGACTTACTCGGTAACCCATAAGCAGGTTGTCAGTAACGTTGCCATCGTTCAGCTGCTGGAGGCTCACAACTTTGAGGTCGGCCAGTCAATAACCATTAGTGGCATCAATGCCACGTGGAATGGCACGCACAAGATTCTGGCACTGCCGGAGTATTACTTCGTTGGCGTATCCCAGCAGGGTGATTACCAGTACGACACTGACACCATCATCCCGAACCAGGTGCAGTTTGCGCTGACCACGGATGACGCTGATCGAGCAGCAGCCTCCGGCACCGTCACGTACAGCATCACGTGCAGCTGGATTGTCCTGGGCGATTTGGAGGACTACCTGGGCTACACGTTCACCAACCCAAGCGCTGATCTGGATGTGGCCAACATGGCTGTTAGCGCAGCCAACCAATTTGCGTACCGTAAGCGCCAGGAGTCGGGCTACTTTGACTCGCCCAGCTCGGTGCCGGGTGGCGATGCCAAGCTTGCCACCGTGCAGTACGCGGCCATTCTTTACCGTGAGCGCGGCTCGACCGAGGCGTTTGCATCGTTTGACCCACTGGCTACAGGTGGCCCGGTCACCGGCAACTACGGTCAGATTTTGCGCCTGCTCGGAGTCAATAAGCCGCAGGTGGCCTGATGCCTGACACGCTGTTCAAGGAAGGGTACGACCAGCTCGTAGCCAAACTGCAGACCATTACCGGGCTTACAGTGTTCAACGATCCTCGCAATATCAACGTGCCCTGCTGCATCGTTGAGGCACCGACAATCTTTGTGGAAACCAACGTGGTCGCAGATATGCAATTCCGTGTCATCATCGTCGGCATGGGCACCGGCGACAACCGCACGCTCGACCAGCTGCTCGATCTAGCCGACCTGATTCGTGAAGCCAAGATTGGTTTGACCGAAGCCCGACCAACCACCGTTGACTACGGTGGCGCGGCATACCCGGCCTATGAGCTGACAATCAACACGAAAGTCAGCCCATAGACCTACTAGAATGCCAACAGGCTTGCAGCGAGCCTCCAACACAAGGAGATTCGTTACATGGCTGTCGCAACTACCTACCTCGCAAGCCCCACGTTCGCCATTGGTGCGTCATCGGGCTCCACCGCTGATCTCACCGACCAGTGCAAGTCGGTGGTTATCACCAAGTCGCGTGAATCCCTTGACCAGTCATCGTTCGGTGACACCGGCCGCCAATTCGTCGGTGGACTCACCAACGTCACCATTACAGCCACGCTGTTGATGGAATACAGCGCCACGCCCGGCACCTACATTGATCTGACATCCCTGGTTGGCACGCGCTGCTACGTCGCAGTCAAGCCAACCTCAGGCGCAATCAGCACAACCAACCCAGAGTTCCAGGTCACCGGCGCTTACCTTGAAGCGCTCGATGTAATCAACGGCTCGGTGGGCGAACTCAGCGAGGTGGAAATCACGCTCGTTGGCGGCACCTTGGTTGAGGACACAGTGCCGTGAAATTGACCATTCAGGTGTCGTACAAGACACCGGCCGGGCAGCAGGTCACTGAATCGGTCAACACAACGATTGCCACTGCGGCAGCTTGGGAACGCAAGTTCAAGCGCCGTACCTCCGATTTACAGTCAGGCGTAGGCATTGATGATTTGATGTACATGGCTTGGCATGCGTTGACAGCTGAGAAGCGTGAAGGCCGTGACTATGACACGTGGCTTCAATCAGTCGAGGATTTCAGCGTGGCAGAGGTCGCGCAACCACACCCTACGGATCCGGCAGCCTTCGACGCGGATTAGCGGAGCTGCTGTTGGCTACCGGATTCTGGCCTAGCAATGTGGAGTTTGATATGGAGGATTTGGCTACCGTTCAACTGCTCGCTAAAAAGATGAGGGACAAACGTGGTCGCTAGTGCATCAGTCACCATCGTTGGCGTGAAAGAGACGTTGCGCGAGTTGCAAAAACTTGAGCCAGACCTGGCTAAAGAAATCAAACGCGACTTCAAGCAGATTGTGGATCCGATTGTCAAGGATGCTCGAGTCCAGGTGGTTCGTTTGCCGTTGTCTGGATTCAGCAGGCAGTGGAAGGCCGGGCGGCTCACGCCATGGGCACAGAACGCTGTAAGCAAGTCAATCATTGCCAGGTTCAGCAATCGCAGGCGCGGCAACAGCCTGGCGGTATTTAGCGTCACGATGAAAAGCCCGATCGGTACTGTGTTTGATATGGCAGGCCGTAGCAACGCAAATCGGCGTGGTCAGGTGCTGTCAACGCTTTATGGTGCACCATCACGTTTGATGTGGCCGACGTATGAAAAGAACGCTGAGCAGGTCAACGACAACCTGCGTAAATTGACCGACAAAATTACCGATGCGGCAAATCGTAGACTGGCTCGCTAATGGCTGTAACAATCCCAATTATTTCCGAGTTTGACGGCAAAGGCATCAGTAAGGGCATTGCCGAGTTCAAGCAACTTGAAGGCGCAGGCGCTAAAGCGTCGTTCGCGCTCAAGAAGGCTGCCGTACCGGCTGGGCTGGCTGTTGCAGGGCTTACAGCATTCCTCGTAAAGGCTGCCAAAGGCGCTGAGGAGGCCAGGCAGGCCACACAGCGCCTAGATCAGGTATTGACCAGCATGGGCGTGCCTACGGCCACCAAGCGTGTCTCAGAGTACGCAGAACAGCTGGAGCGCACCATTGCGGTCGATGCTGACGTAATCAAAGCCACACAAACCAAGCTGGCCACGTTCAGCGAGCTCACCAAGACCGTGAACAATGCTGGCGGCGCATTTGACCGGGCCACACTGGCCGCGCTCGATCTGGCGGCTGCAGGCTTCGGTACAGCCGAAACCAACGCCATCCAGCTCGGTAAAGCCCTGCAAGACCCAATTAAAGGCATCACGGCCCTAGCCAAATCAGGTGTCACGTTTACCGAGCAAGAAAAAGACAAGATCCGGGTACTAGTCGAGTCCAACAAAATGCTTGAAGCTCAAGACATTGTGCTGCAGGCCATTGAAAAACAGGTGGGTGGCACGGCTGAGGCCAGCGCATCGTCGTTCGCCAAAATGCAGTTTGCCCTGGCTGGTATCGCTGACACGTTCGGCGAGATGGTGCTACCGGCTATTGACAAGTTTGCGGTGATCCTGCAAAAGGTGTCTGGCTTCGTGCAAGCCAACCAGAAATTGGTTGGCATTTTGACGTTGGCTGTAGGTGGCTTGGCTGTCGGCATTCTGGCTTTAAACACGGCGCTAAAAGTCGCTACGGCTGCGCAGGCTGCGTTCAACCTGGTCATGTCAGCCAACCCAGTCGTGCTCGCTGTTGCCGGTGTCGCAGCATTGGCGGCTGGCTTGGTGTACCTCGAGCAAAAGACCAGGCTGGTCAGCGAATCATGGCGGCGCTTCGGAGCCATCATCGGCACCGTGCTCGGCCCGGTGTACCAACTCGTAGGTGCCCTGGCATCAATCGCAGAATTCTTCGGCAAAGAACTGAAGTTCCCAGAAATCAAATTGCCTACGTTCAACCAGCCCACCATACCAGGCGCTGGGCTACCCAGCGTGCCAAGCGCTACCAGCGGCCCCGACCTGCTTGAGCGTCGTTATGGCGGCTTGCCGACTATCCCAGCGCCCACAGTCAACCTGCCAACCATCAAAGGCGGCGGCGGTGGCGGTGGTGGTGGCGTGTCACCAGCCAAGGGCGGCGATGTCAACATCATGCCAGTAACCCCGGACTACACCGGCCTTTACCGACCTGACGATCCACGCTTGCTTGACTACCTGCCCAGCGAGCTTGCGCGCATGGGTGGCGGTGCTATCAACGTCACCGTCAATGCGGCGATTGCTGAAGCGACGTTGGCTGACAAGATTGTGGATGCGTTGACTGATTACAACCGGCGCAGCGGCCCACTTGATTTGCAGATTGCGATATGACCAGTTCCGTAGTTCAATCAGGTGACTACCTGCTCGAGCTTGACACAGGCTTTCCGGTATCGGCATTCACGTTGGATGACACCACACGCGGAGTCCTGGACAACACCACGTATGTGTTGGATGGCTTGACGCAGTTCGCTGACATTACGCCATACACCCAAAACATTGTGTACAGCCGTGGTCGGCGTAAGACCGACTACCAGTTTGGTGCAGGCGTAATGGCATTTACGATGACCGATGACACTGGCATTCTCGGGCCGTACGACTCGACCAGCCCGTATTACGATCCAGCCAACGATGAGCCGGGCCTGGCACCGATGCGTAGCGTGCGCCTATCACGTGATGGTGAGTATTTGTTTGTGGGCGTGGTGACCGGGTACACCTACGACTTCCAGTTGGCAGGCCCCAATCTGGTCAATGTGCAATGCGCCGATGAGTTCTACAAACTCGCACAAACCCAGCTTGATGAATTGAGTGTTAGCCCGCAAACCAGCGGCCAGCGCATCAACACAATCCTTGCGTTGCCCGAGGTCGATTACCAGGGCAGCACCAGCATTGCTACCGGCACAGTAAATCTGGGCCACGCCAGCGCCTACACCGTGCCCCAGGGCACCAACACGCTTGCCTACCTGCAGCAAATCAACCAGGCTGAGCAGGGCCGACTCTTTGTGGCACGTGACGGCACGATTACATTCCAGAATCGCATTGGAGCTACGTTGAGTGGTTCGGTGATCAATTTCAAGGATGATGGCACCGGGGCGAAATATGACGCTGTTGAAATTGAGTTTGATGCCGACAACGTAATCAACCGGGCGTATGTGCGTGGCTTGGATGGCAAGGAAGCCACCGACACCGATGCTGGCAGCATCAGCAAATACTTTACGCAGAGCTACAGCATCACCAACAGCCTGCTGCATGAACAAACCAGCATTGACAATCTGGCTGCCTACCTGCTTGAGCCCAACCCAGAGCCCAGGTACACCAGCGTCAGCACGTCATTTGCAGCACTGTCCACTATTGAACGTGACAATGTGGCCATCATTGACATTGGTGACACCATCAGAATCGACAAACAAATCCCCGGCCTCGGTAGCGCCATACAAAGCGAATTGTCAGTGGAGGGCATTCAGGGCATCATCAATGTGGCCAGCGGCCATCGGATCACGTTCTACACCGCCCCGACCACCGTGGTGTACTCGCTTATTCTGGATGATGCGACATACGGCGTATTAAATAGCACGAACGTATTAGGATGAGGTAACTATGGGTGCAAACCAACAGACCAGCGTGCCAGCCTTTACGGCCGGGCAAGTCCTGACCGCTCAGCAGCAAACCGAAATCAACACTGGTATTCCAGTGTTCGCTGACAGCACTGCTCGAACGGCCGCATTTGGTGGCACGGGCGAGAAAGTTTTGGCTGAGGGCCAGTACAGCTATTTGGAGGATACTGATGCCACCGAGGTGTATGACGGTAGTTCATGGGTTTCGGTTGGTACCGCACCGGGGCTTGTGTTGATTAGCACTCACACATTTACTTCGGTTGCCTCTTTCAGTTTGCCAAACGACACTTTCACGGCAACATATGACCACTACAAACTGCAAATCACAATGACTGCATTGACTGGTACTGGCATCATGCGTTTGCGTACGGCTGGAACTGATAACACTGCCGCCACGTACAAATATGCATCAGCTGGCGCGACAAGTTATGCAACATCGACGTACGCATCAATCAATAGCAACGGAACCACCTCGTTTGATGACTTTATGCAAGATGCGGCAACACCGTATTCGTGGCAAGGTTGGCTCGACGTTATGTCACCAGTGTTGAGTGACCGAACAGTGATTGCCGTCAATTACGCCAACATCACAAAGGCCAGGCCATACATCGGTATTTTCAACAATACGACATCGTTTGACAGTCTTTCGTTGTCGGCAAGCAGCATTAGCGGAAAGATTACGGTGTACGGTTATGCCAAGTGATAAACCATTAGTTCAGATCGGTGATGAAGTTCGACCAATGACGGATGCCGAGTTTCATCAATGGCAGGCTGATTCCGTTGCCGCAGATGCAGCCAAGGCTGAAAGCATTGCGCAAGAAACAGCGCGGCAAAGCGCACTCAGCAAACTTGCGGCACTCGGTTTGACGGATGCCGAAATTGCAGCATTGATTGGAGCGTAAATGAAGTGGGCACCAATGCTCGAAGATTGGTTGAAGGCTTTCGTCGCTGGAAGCGTCGCCGTGCTTATCACAAGCGATTACGATCTAACAAACGCCGTCAAAGCAGGGCTCGCAGCAGTGCTCCCGATGATCTACGCCTGGGCAAACACTAAAGACACGCGGTACGGCCGCAAGTGAACAGGCCAGTCAAGCCGGTCAGGCTCCCGGCTGATTTAGCAAATGTCAAACCTGGTGAAGTACCGGCATATTTGCTGCGCTCGATCAGGCCCTATGGTCGGCTGCATTGGCTGGCAGCTCAGGCATATGAGGCCATGCGTAAAGCTGCGCACGCTGACGGCATCAGGCCATTCAAGCCCAGCTCAGTCGGTGACACATACCGTGACCTGGCAACCCAGGAACGAGGCTTCCTAGCCCGATACACCACAGCACCAATCAGCAACACCAAATCCATCAGGATCTACAAAGGCCAGAAGTACTACCTCAAGCCGGGGCTGGCCCCAATGGCTGTGCCAGGTACTAGTACGCACAATCTGGGCCTCGCTGTGGACATATTCTCGGCCTCAGGCGAACGACTGGAATGGATGGAAGCCAACTGCCTGAGCTTCGGATTCTGCTGGGAGTTCCGATCCGGGGCCGAACCGTGGCACATTCGATATTTCAAGGCAGAATCAATACCAGCCAGAGTGCA